GTAAAATTTGGATGGGATCAATATGCTACTGAAGGTAATGGAGAAAGACAAATACAATATCTGGCCAACTTAGGTAACCCAATTAACACAGCTGCAGGACAGCTTTTTGAAAGTGCTTCTACAGTTGTAATAATGGCATGGGGTGATGAATCAGATAACTGGTATTACTCAAATGCTGGAACTGGAACTTTATTTACTGATCCTACTTCAAGTTTTGGTTTAAGAGTTGCCAATGATGTAGCAGAAGTACAACAATTTATAACAACGTCAGAAACTAATGCTGGTAGTAATCAAATTTATAGAGGTATTTGGTTTAGTGTTGGTAATAATACCCCTTATAGACAGATTGGTGAAGGATTACAAAATGGTATAAGTCCTAACTCACAATTTACAGGCACTTGGACTGATGCTGATTTATTAACAGCTCAATCATCCGGTTCTCCTACAAGAATACAATATGCAGGACAGTCAGGAGACACAAACTATCCAACCGGTATTACTGCAAATAATACTACAGCAGGGTATTATAGAGGCGTAGTACTTGCCAAATTACAAGATAGTGGATTTACAACTTTAACCTAAAAATAAAGGGCACTGTAATGGTGCCCTATAACTTAGCAAATAAAGAAATAAATTCATAGACTTGATAGCTCATTAAACGTTCATTTGTTTTATCATCATACCAAGTATTATTTTTTTTTGTAACGGAATTACCTGTTACGTGACTTCTATATATTTTATTTCTCATTTTCTAGTTCTTTTTCTAAGCATGCGAGTGCACGCCATGCTACTTTAGCCGTATGACGAATTCCGTCATCATCTATAGTGCCAGCATCAATTAGATGTCTAGCGAGTGCATCATAATCATCTTTTGATTTATTACGATCCCAATGTAATGGTTTATCAGGATGATGCTGTTTGTTTCCTTGTAAAGAAACTCTTGCTATTTCCATAATTGCTTTAGGAAAATACTTTATAACACCAGTAAAGACTGGTCTTTCTTTTCTATCTTTTGCGTTCATTATTAATTCTTTTTTAAAGGGAGAAATTAAAGGAGAAGGGGAATAAGAATGCAAAAACTTATCCCCCTGTTGGTTTACATCTCCCGGACTAAAACTTGTCCATGTTGTTATTATGAGTTATGTAAAAACAAAATATAATTCCAAAAATGATAAGGAACCAAATCATAGTTACCTTCCCATAAATATATCTTGAACTAATCTTTTTTCTGTTACATCCTCATCTATTTCTATAGCCCAGTCTGTATCAGTATTATCAATATCTAATTCACTATTATCATTATTTAGTTCATATGCTTTTAAATTATTAGGATTCAATACCCTATTATTTAAACATTCAGCTGTCATAAAATCATGAAAGTTCTGTTGGTCATTTAACCAATCCCGTGGGTGAGCTTTTTTTAATGAGTGTGTAACATGATTATAAAAGGCCCAAGCGCTTGCATTAATTTCTGTTTCACCATAATCAAATGATGGTTTATCCATCTCTTTTTTAAGACATGTCATTTGCTGTGTATCAAGCATATCCTCCTCAATAAAAAGTCTTCCTGCAAGTTCTGACTGTTGCTGACAATTTAATTTTATTGACTTAAACATATCTTTGTCTGTTATTAACCTCTTGTAATACTTCTCACCATTTTTAATTTGGCTAGCAATTTGGTTTCTAACGTCCATATCTGCTGATCCGGTATGTTTTCTTTTAAAATTATACATATCTCCAGCTACCATCCCATTAGAACAAACTTTTACATAAGCTCCAATAGAACATTGAAATCTTGTACTTTTATCATATGAATTAGTCCAGGTAAACATCATACCTAATTCTGATTCACTATTTACAGCGTCATCAGTTGAGTTAGGTATTATATAATATATGCCACGGGCAACGTTAGCATTCATATTACATGTATATAATTGTTCTGTAACAGTAAATCCACTATTCTCAAGTAGATTTAAAGTGTTGTCTATCACTGTTTTATGTGATATTACTGTATAGCTCTTACCATGATTAGGTAAGGGCGCATTTTCTAGATAAGATCTAGTTGTATCAATTGGTTTTTTATATCCCATAGTTTTAAACTTTTAAAGTGTAAATATAGTTAATTAATCTGACTCAACAAATTAATATCCTTTTTCTTTTAGAAATTTTTTGACACAGTCTGGACAAGGTTTGACATTTTTCTTTACCCATATTAGATAGTTCAAGGGTATATTCTTAGGTTTTTTACCCTTGTACTTGCCAAAACTTAATGTAGGCCTTCTATCAGGCTTTATCATTCTTGTATTTCCATCTTGATTCCAAGACATTCTAAATGTAAATTGTTTATTATTGTGTGTGACTGTAGTTTTATCTTTTATAGATTTATTAACTTTAGTAATTGGTATTTTAAAGTATTCTGAGGCCAGTTTTTTAGATTCAAACTGTTGTCTACTCTTCCATTCTATTATAGATATCATATAATTGGTATTTAGTAAAGAGTTCATCTCCTTTTTCAATAAATTTTAATGTAGTAAGACGTATAATATTTCCTACAACTATTAACTGTACATTAGGTTTATTATTATGATTTATAAATCCACCTAATGGAGTTCTAATATAATTATTCTCAAAATTTTCATCATAGACATGTGTTATCCCAAGCTCAATACCTTTAACAATATCTTGTTTAGCAAACAACCCCAAGCCATGAATAGGAGAGTCTTTTATAGTTAGACTCTCCGGTAATGGTTTATACATATTAAAATAATTTTAACTGATTATTGTTGACGGTGATAATACTATTTATCTCAGACTCTATAGCTTGCATATAATAAGACTTATTAATTTTATAGTTTTCCCATTTAGGTTCTACCTCCATCTTATTAAATATAGTTTGTAACCACTGGCCTGATTCTAATTGTATTTCTCTACCATCATTTTTATTTACTTTAATTACTTTTTTACCTGCAGTAGATATAAAATATCTATTTATCTTTTGTAATTCATCTTCTACAAAAGAACCATCTTTTAAATATCTTGCTACTTGTTTCCAATCTCCTTTTGATTTTCCACCAATACAGTAATCTAAGATGTTTTTATTTTTATCTAAATAATCTTCTGGTAATACATCATGTACAAAGTAATAGTAAATTGCTTTAGGTATAACTAACTTTGATTTATTCTTGTGTAATTGTAAATTATAAAAATCAAAACGTCCCTTTAGCTTTACAGGAGCAAAACTAAATTTGTCTTTGTCTACCTTATATAAATAATGTGGTTGACTTTGTTTTAGTTCTCTCCATTTAGTAATATCTACCTCTACAAAATTGTTTACACCAATGTAATTATTTACATCAGCAAGTACAAGTTTTTGATATTCATCATGTTCAAGATTAAGATTCGTCTTATCCTCCCATTCTTTACATATTTCCATATATAAATCAATGTGCTCTCTAGGTATTATTGTTTCTACACCATCTGTATTTTGTAATAAAGCAACAGCACCTGGAATTCTTTCCATTATCTGTTCATATAACATCATAAGAGTCAACTGACCATTAATAGTTATACGTAAACAAAGCTCAGGATCATAGAAAAAGCTATTAATATCATTGCTAAGACCAAAAGTAGAGTTAAGTATAATCTTATATACATAATTCATTGGATTGCTCTTAGGGATCTTCTTACGCTCTTCAAAGAACCATTCATACTGATTACAAAATTCTTCTTTGGGAAAGTGACCAGGTGACCATTTATTTTTAATAGCTAGATTAGGATAAAAACTAGTAACATCAGATGATAGTATCACAAGATCTTCAGAGCTTTCATATATACCTTTCTTTGCTGCACCGTGTGCACCACCTAAACCAAAATGTGTCTTAACACCTTTATAATCTATTTTATATTTAAAACTACCTTTAAGATTGCTAGCATTAACTTCTAATGCATTAAATCTAGCATGTAGAGACTTAAATTCATCTGACGTAAACGATACACAAGGTAAAATTATATCTGATACTTTTATTGTATCTCTATGTGTTCTCATTTTCCTTAAATCTCTTTTAGGAATATTAAGATTTTGAGATAAATAGTAACCAAATATTTCTTTACTAATTCTTGGCTCAGAGGCACTAAACATATTTATATTATATGTCATTGTAAGTTCTTTTCTAAGCCCTATTTGTGATTTAGATCTATTATATATCTCTTTAGTTGATCTAACATCATTGATACAGTACTCAAGAATAGTATTAATCTGTTCTTGTGTAGTTATCTCTGTCTCATGATGAATAGGCATATCAAGAATGTTTTCCCAATCCATACTATACTGTATCCATTTAAGACTAGAGCGTTTAGCCGGGTTGTCCCAATGATGCAATTTAAAAACATCTATTTGACCAATCTTCATTTTCCATTGTGGATAATCACTAAATTCTTTTTTATTAGATTTTTGAATACAACGTTGAGCATATCTATAAATAACATTAGCAACCTCACAACCACTGAGATCTAACCAATCTTGATGATTATCTATTATATAGTGAGTGACTTGACCATCAAAGGCCAATCCGTTATAGGATATATGCCACTCTTTGTTATTAATATTATCTTCTAAAAAAGATATGAAATCATTTATATCATTACGCAGGTCATGTATAACAAAGACTTTAGTTTCCGTAGTCTTATAATGTTCAAATACCCCTGTAAAACAATTTTTTAATGTTTCATAATCCATTACCCAATGTCTCATACTTTCAAAACTTATTTATTTAATAATTTCTACTTCAGCCCATGCTACTAAATGTACTACTTCATTATCACTATTAGTACAATAACTATACATTCCATCTACATGGCTAAAATTTAACACTTCTTGCTCTTCAATATTTTGAGCAGCGGGAGGTGTTTTAATATCTCCTAATACTCTGATTTTACTATTTCTAGGTACATTATATAATTTCATATTACTTATCATTCAAAAGATTTTCATTATTATAATTCTCAATTGCTGTAACTTTTGCATCACTTAAAAGATCCATGATACAATCATAAATACTTTCTACAGCCTTTAATTGATCAGGATCTAAAGATTTATTAATCTCTTTATCATATCTTTCAACAGCATTAATTACTTGTTTAACTCTGTATTTAGCTTTATGTTTATGAAGAAATTGCAAACCATGTGCAGTTTCTGACATGCATTTATTTAATGCAAATAATATATTTACTTCTAATGATTCCTCAGCGGTCAATTCAGCCATATTATTGTTTATTAGTGCCAAAAAAAGCCCAAATCAATGGGCTTTCTTTTTTAAGTCAATAGAGTCAACCAATGAACTATTGACCAGGTAGTATAATATTAGATTTTTTAGTTTCTTTTAAATCAACATTTAAGAATGAACTATAATCAAATTGTTCTGCATTTACTGCAAACATATTAATAAATAATTCAATATCATTTTTATCTTGTAAATAAAATTCTGAAAAAGTATCAACAAGTCTTCTTTCTTCTTTATGGGTTTTACCGGTTTGTTGATTTGGAGCTTTTAATCTTACAGGTTGACCTGTATCATCTAGTTTTGGTACCATGTGGTATGATTGTTTCATAACCTTACTGATAACTGCTAATACGCCTGATGATGGGTCAAACATAGCTTCTACATATGGTGAGTCAATACTCACTGGAATAAGTGTAAATGATTTTGCATTTCTGAATGCTGAATTTACCAGCATCATATTTTGTCCTATTTGTGTCATTGGTTTAATTTTTATTTAGCCAAAGATATGGAACTTTTTTTTAATAATTGAAAGATTATTTGACTATTATCTATTAAAGTTTCTTTTTCTAAGTCTGGTGGATCACATACTTCGTATGTGTTTTCTATTAATTCCACATCTACCCCTAACTCATCAGCATATTCTTCATGTGCTGTGTCTGGAGATAAAAATCCTTTTACGTATGATGAAATCTTTTCTTGTGATCCAAAGAAATCAATTATATTAATCTTACTATTTAATGATAGTTTAGAATATGAACCTTTAATAAAATGCTCAAAGTCATATCTCAATGATTTATAATCAAATATAAATAAATGTCTATTATCATTTAACTCAATATAATCTTCAAACATTGTGTGATTTTGAAGATAATTAAAAGAAAACTTTCTAAATTCAGGGGTCATTTTTGTTTTATATTCACACATGAATTTATTATCATCAAGAGCAAAAACATTATCCCATGCAATATAAGTTTGCACGGGAACATGTGTTACGCCTTTCCTAATCTTTAATAAAGGATATAAAAAGACTTTACTCTTTTGAAAATAATCTGTATAGACCCCCATACTATAATTTAATCTTATTTACTAAGAAATCATAGGGTAAAGAAAAGTTTCTTTCTTTATAATGATAGTCAGCAGTTTTTAACGTACCACTTAAACCACTGGCCCACTGAGCCATAGTTTCCTGTGAAACACCAAATACATAGACTTGATTGTACTTATCAATTACTATAAAATTAAATATAAATGTATATTCATCTGCATCATCTCCAAGAGAATCATAGACTAATTTACTGTAAATAGCGGCCTGCAACCAATAGTTATAAAAGTCAACACTATCTCTAAAATCTACAATTGTTTTACCAGATGTTTTTAAATCACATATTGTTACTGTTTTTGATTCACTATCAACAGTATAATAATCTATATAACCATGTATTCCAAAAGGGTAACCTTCTAATTCAGAAGATAAATACTTTTCTGCATGTGTAGTTATTGGATCTAAATCAAAATCAGTTTGTTCATTTTTAAATAAACTCATTACTTCATCATTAGATTTTATAACTTCCGCTTTAGCTGTACAATCCTCTAAAGTATCCTGATTCACAACATCAACATTACTATTAGATAAAAACTTCCAATATGGTTCATTATCTTCTGTTCTTATCTTAGCTATTCTTGACTCATCTGCTTTAAGAGATTGATATAAGTTTAGACTTTTTAATGAATCTAATATAATAAAGTCATCACATTCTTGTAGCGTTGGTGCATCTGTTACTAATGACATATCTTTTAATACCTTTCTAACACTATCTGATGGTGCTTTACCGGGTACTACGTTAAACTTTTTATTTAAGTTCTCAGGTTCAAACACTAAACAATGTACAAGCTTACCTTCTACTAAATGTTTATCAGTTCTGATCTCACGATCTTTTAATATATAGTCCTTATAAAATAAGGATGGTGAAAATAATAATCTATTAAGAGAAGAGTAGCTAAACCTAAATGGTTTAGCATAAAACTCCTCTTCTTTTTGCAAGTCTTTATTCATCTATATGTTTTTGCATTTCTTCATTTATATTTAAACAATCAATTGGCATTTTAAATACTGCAGCAGTATCTCCAATTATAGAACCTAATATATTTTTGTATAAACGTTCTCTTGTTTTATTTAAAACAAAGGTAGTTAATTTTTCATCTTCTATCAATAATTGTATATACTGATTATATGAATGTATTCCTTCACTTATACCGCCTTCATATTTTTTCATCCTTTTTCTGAATGATTTAACATTAACTGACTGCCAGTTTGAAGAATCTTTAAACCAATCATAATGCCAATAGTATAAGTAACTTACAACATTGAATGACTTATTTATATTACAATTTGCAAGCATTTCTACTGCAAGTGATCTACTATCTCTATCTCCTGATGTAATCATTTGTTTAATAGTTTCAAACTCATCATCACTTATTTCAGCAAGCCCTTCATCAATTATATCAGAAACTTCAGTATCAAATATAATTTTTTCCGGGTTTATATTCATAATATCATCCATAACTGGAACCATATCTTTTTTAATATATACAATTCTGTTGCTACGATTATCTGGAAATTCAAATTTAGGAACTGTCAGAGTATTAAGTTTAGTAGATGAACCATAACTCCATGGTCTTTCTATAATTAACATACAGTCTTTAGGTAAACCTTCTACTATTTGCTTTACTTTAGTATAACCACTCTCTGATAAAAGTTTTTCTTCTACAAGATGTTTAAAGAATTTAAAACCTACTGTAAACGGATAACTTTTATCCCAACTGGTTTCTAATAAACTTTCAAAATACTTTGTTGATACAATTCTATAATCAGCAATATCAACTTTTCTTGTAACTTTTAGATTATATTTATCCTTTAGTAAGTCAACTTTTTGTGTTGGTAAAGTTAATTTGGGATATCTATATATATTTTTATCTTGAAGATTTATTACATTATTATTTTCTGGTAATAAATGTTCTCTAATAAAAGATCTACTTATATGCCACCCTGAATTATCCGCTACATAGTTTCCTAATTCTTTTACAGTAAAGGCTGAACTATTAAATTTATGATCTGGAGTGATACATTCATCATTTGAACTTAATTTTATTTTATATAATTTTTGCATTTTTTTTTATTTTAAATATTTCTGATATTCTTTTTTTACAGCTACCTTAAATGTATAAAGATCCCTATTTTGAATGCTTATTTCTCTTCTGACTATTGGTTCTAAATATCTAAATGTTACTTTATCAAGCTTTTCATTTTCCTCTAACCATAGTATCATGTCTTGTGCACTTTTACGACTTAAGGAATTAAATTCAGATGCTTCTACCCAATATTGTAAATCTTTATCTCTATTGTCTGCATATGTTATAAAACTACAGTCTTGTGCAAACTGCCATAACAAATGATAGTTATTCTTATAGTCAATAGTTGGTATAATTTTAAGAGCTAAAGCTTTATCATCACCATGCGAATTTAACTGAGCCTTAAGATCACTAAATAGTTGTTCGTCAAGAGTCATTTTAGTTGCAGAAGCATGAAGTACTGTTTCAGGATCAATAACACTTACATCTGTGGTGTCAATAATATGAGCTATATTTAATGCCATACCTGTAATCATCCAAACATCATATAAACTATCATTAATGTCTAAATCATAATATCTTACCTTATCAGTTAACTTATTAGTTATTATACATTCTTCTCCTGAATTATAAATTTGTAATTCTAAAGATTGAGTTGCTGATGCTCTTCCATTAGTAGTTTCATAATTCCATAACTTATTCATCATTAAAGTAGAAGGAATATTCTCTCCATTTTGTAATCTATGACTTGCTATGTCTTCATGACCTATAATTAAATCTGCTAATTCATAATCATTTGTTACAGTTATACCATGCTCTTTGAGAGCAGCTTTTAATCTATCTTGAGATACACTACACTTAGGTAATATAAAAGCTTTCTTTTTTGTTCTAAAAGTTTGTTCATCTTCTGTAGGAACAGTTAATATTCTATATATTTTATCATATGTTTTTTCATCTTGAGTACATAATACTTTACTTACCCCTGAAGTAGAAAGGACACCATAAATAGTGTCCTGTTCTAAATCAAAGTAAGATAAAGCAGTAAGATCAAGATTTTGATATACTGATTTATTTGCCATTTTATTTCATTGTCATTTTGATAATCTCTGGAATCATCATTAGTTTATTAAACTTTTTCTTATTACCATTAAATATGGTGCGTACAACTAAATACTTAAGATCATTAGTAAAGTAATCTAAAGTACATAGAGACTTAAGTCTATCAGTAATTTTTTGTGTTATAGTATTATCTTTAGAATATACTACAGCATAATTACCAAGTCTTGTTGCCAATGTAGCAGCAATATCTGCACGGTAAGTATCATCTTTACCAATACAACCTCTAAGTTCACCAAGTATATAAGATTCATTTTCATGTGATAACAAATCTTTAGGTGTAACTAACTTATCTAACTTATTATTAATAAAGGTTGTAAACATAGAAGCAAAAGAATCACCAACACTACCTTCTCCAATCATTTGGATCAGAGATAAATTATCTTCAAAGTTGTCAAAACTAGATATAGCATTAAAGAACGTTGTAATGGATCTTGCATTTGTTTCTTGTGTTACTAACTCTGGGTGAAGTAACAGGAAGTTAATACATCTAGTATCAATTCCTGCACCCTCTGCCCATTGTGCCCATACATTAACATCAAACTTTAAGTTAGCGGTTACATATCTAGTCTTCTGTGCTGAGTCAACACTGTTAACCATATAGTCTCCGTTATCCGGGTTTGCTGTCAAAATTATGTGCCAGTCTTTTGGTAATGTCCATGAAATATAAGATTGTCTATCAATTAATTCCATAACTGCTTGAATAAATCTTGTATCAGCACGGTTCCAGTCATCTAGTAATAAGATACCACCGGCCTTTGCATCAGCAATCCATTCAGGAGCACAATAAGACATTCTATTTTTACCTGTCATTTTATATCCATTTTTAAGATACTCTTGTACGGCAAGTTCATCTACCCACATCCCTACTTTTTTAGTAGTAGTAGTAGACATATTTGCTAGACTTGCACCAGCCGCTCTCTGTGCTGCAGTTACCATAGATAAATCATCTATTTTCTTTGCAGGTACAGTTTTTTCTTTATACATCTGAAATTGACGTACAGGAAAACCAACAAGATCACCTAACTCTTCTATCTGAGCTAAGTTTAATTTTACAAACTTTAGATTATTTTCTTGAGCTAACTCAACAATTGTAGAAGTTTTACCAATACCTGATTCACCTACAACTTCTACTGATACAGAGTTTTTATTCTCATCTTGCAAAAATCTATTGTTTTTTATTATGTGATTTATAAATCCTTTTAATTCTGTTACGTTTAAATTTACTTGTGCCATTTTCTATTAATTTAATTTAATTTTTAATCCTGGTAATTCTTCATTTATTTCAGATACACTACTATGAACCCATAAAGTGTTCTTAGGACAGTCATCTGGAGAATATGCTTCACCATCTGTTAAATATATAAGAGCTGTATATTGCCCTTTCTTTTCATTATAGTGATCAATAACTGGTTGGAAGCTTGTTCCACCACGACCATGTATTTCCCAATCTTTTTTTGGATTGAATTCTTTCACGCTTTTCAAGCGAGTATCACACTGTGCAACTGTAATCTTATGACCTGTCTTATGCATATGCGTAAGTTCACTAAAGAATTCTTTTAGCTCATCATTATTTACAGATCCACTTGTGTCAACTCCAACAAGGATATGATTCTTAAACTTGATTTTAAGGCCAGGATTAGCTGAGTAACGTTTGTTATATTTACGTCTCAGCTTTTTAGTATATACTATACTTGAATTCCCAACAAATCTTCTTAAATAACCTCTCCAATCAAATTTAGGTGGTTCAACGTGCAAAAGCCTATGTATGAGATCAGCAAGTTCACCGGGTATATTACCACATTTTTTTTCTGTTTGCTCTGCTGTATCTTTTAACTGATGCTCAATTTGTTTTTGCATAAGTTTCTTATCTGCTTCAGGTAGCTCATCAAATTCCTCCCATGTACTATGACAATAAGGTGATTCACCATTCATTTGGTTCATCAAATTATCAAGAGACGGACATGTACCATCTTCTTTAGCTTGTGACAGTAAATCATAATATACTTTTGTACCTGCTTTAGTAGGAAGTTTTAATTCAGGAAAACTACTCAACAATAAACCTCCTTTAGGAAGTTTACTTTCCAGTATGTACTGGTTAATCTCTAGATCTGCAGCTATATTAAATAATTTATGATCAGAGTATAAGTCTCTCATTATTAAATGACCAAATGCTATATGTAGTAGCTCATGTTTAATTAATCCAAATCTATGATCTTCACTTAAATTTATATAGAACTCTGGGTTTATAGTTAATTGTATACCAATACCATGTTTACTTACACCTGCTGTAGGTATACGTTCACTGTATTGTTTGTTTATACCAATTAAAAAGAGCCCGTAAAAGGGCTCAGTAAATATTAAAGTTTTAGTTGTTTTAGCAACTTGATCTTGTATATTAATCATCTCATTTATTTTTAATTATTTTTTGAAGTATTTTATGATAAATATTATTTGCTTTATCTGCAGAAATATATGCTACTATATTTTTACTATATAGACTTTCAATATTTATATTCATTTTAATAGCATCTATAAAGTATTTTCTATTGTTAAATGCTAATGCTTTACACATAAGTTTATCAAGTAGTTTTTTTTCTTCATAGTTTTTATTATTATATATTTGACAAGCCATAGCTTGATCTTCAGGTAAACCATTAAACATTTCAACTAACTTAAAAAACTCCTCTTCTGTTATAATGTTCATTCCCATACTTAATTAAAATCAATTATTTCTATCCATACTCCTGGATTTTTTTTATCATATGTATACTTCTCAAATGCAGGAATAATAAATTCTGCATTATCATCTTCTATCCATCCATATTTAACCATATCATCTTGTACTGTCTGTGCAGGATTTATATAATCAAATTTATGACGGCTACCTCTAATGAACTCAAAAGATATTTTTATAGGTAAATCACGTGTTTTTAAAGCTTCTTTAAACTCATCAGTATAACTAAGATATATAGCTTTAGTAGCTTTTCTATAATTCATTACAGCTTTGCTAGCAATAAAGTATTTGCCTGTCCAACGTCTACCGTTTTTACTAGAAGGTACATTACCTGGTATCCACCAACGTTTTACTTCTTTAATTTCTCCCATATTATTTATTTAATGCTTCTTTTAATAATGGTTTTAACATTGCATGTACTTTTTGGAAACCGTGTTCCTTCATTGCATCTGCAATATCTTTACTTAAGGTTGGATATGTACCATATATACTGTATATATTAATATATCTTTCTATTGCTTCTTTTCCGGCCTTATCATTATCAAATAAAGTGATTACTTTTTTATACTTTTTTTTCAGATATTGTATTATGTGAGGTTTAATCATAGTATTCTCTGAGTCTGGTGCTATAACCTCTAAGTTATATCCCATACCTTTAAGACACATAGCATCTTTTAATGAAGAACATATTACTAAATAAGGTTGATTATATTTTAATTGATCTAACCCTTGTAAATAGTTTTTTACTTTAAAGAACTTATGTGTTTTACTTTTTGGTTGATAAAATTTAAATGGTTGCCCATCTTTATCAAAATATCCAAAACACATACTATTACCAATGCGTAAACTTTTAAATTCTGATCCTTTAGTTTTAATTAAATTAAAATAATCAATAGGCTTAACATTATATTCTTCTAGTATTGTTTTTCCTATTCTATAACTTAACCAATACTTTTGATCAATTATACTCCAACCTTTAGTTTTAACAAAATCCAGTTTCCACTTAGGTTCTGGTACAATATCTTGAGTTTTATATTCGGGTGACTTTACATATTTATTATAGTCTGCAACTATTCTTTGCATAGCTTCTGCATACTCTATTTCAAATAGTGACTTTACTAAATCTATTTTATTACCACTTTTACCAGTTGAAAAATCTTTAAACTTATATTGCATTATTGTTTTATCAACATATATGCAAAAGCTTGGTGTTCTTTCAGATGGATTAAAGATTGATTTAATCTTTACATCTTGTCCCGTAAGGGGTTCTGATAAATTTAAATAATATTGAAATATCCATGTGCTTGGTACATCCGATCCTTCTAATACAAAATTTTTAGTACTAAACATAATCCAAATGTATTAAAAAGAAATGGGCTCAGCATTACACTAAGCCCATTCTTTTAATTAATATTATAGGTCAAAATCATCACCTACTACTTTAGCTGGTTCAAAGCTATTTGTTTTAGGTTCATCATTCTTTACTAATTTTCTTAAATGATTAGTATTACTACTATCAAATTGTAAGAGTCTGCTGTTCTCAGCATTTAAAGCTTCAATTGGTACACCGTCTTTACTTCTCTTAGGTAAAAATAGATCATTATTAATATAACCATCTCTGTTTTCCCATTCACGTGCACCTAAGCAAACATTAATGTATTCACTATTAGAGAATAATTTATTACACTCTACCATAAATGTTTCAATTGTATTGGCTTCAATTTTATCTAGCTCAGCTCTTTTACCAAGTGCTTCTGATAAAAACACCATAGATTTTAATACTTCTGTATCTCTAGATATTTCTGTTCCACTTTGTAAAGTTGTATCTTTATATGGATACGGGCTAAATCTTACTCTACCAACTTGTCCTTCATATTTTGGTCCATTTGGGTTGTCCATATCTTTTAAGAAACCATTAAACTCTCCTGTTACAGGCTCTGATTCAACATGCAGTACAATATTGTATGCTTCTGTATCATAAGGTGTTTGATCAAATGATATTGAGTTAATTTTAACTACTTGATTACCTGGTTCAATTACAGGTTTTGTTCCGCCTGTGTTTACAGACATGTCTTTAGTACTAAACATAATTTACTTTTTTTATTTATTTATTAATTAATTTACTCTTCATATTTTTCAATGCAATCTTTTACATACTGTAGGTCATTAGGAATGAAGAAATCCTCAAACATACCCATAGGTGATTTACATGTGTTCTCTCCTGAGTTTTGAGTTTCAAAACCATATTCAAGCACACCATCATCATTTTTATTTACTCTTCCAAATAATACTATAGAAAACAGACCTTCCAAAGTTAAAGCATTATCAATCATTTTACCAATTGTTTTTGCTTTGATCTTTCTATTTCCGTTTATATCAGTAGAATCTTCTGAGTGTGTCAAAAAGATTACAGTTAAGTCTTCTCTTAAATCTTTAGGTAACTTAGCAACCATGGCTAAATTAGATGCAATCTGAGTAAACTTATCATATCCTTTTTCATTAGCTCTATCAAAATATTCAAAAGAACTCATATTCTGCCAGTCATCAACAACTATTGTTTTTATATCTGGCATTTTATCATTAACATGCTTCATTGCCTTTATAATACCAGGAGCACTTGCTGCTGATGTTAAATTACCTTTGGGGTTATCTTTAGTTATTTGAGTATACTTACTCTTATAACCTTTGAAAGGTAAAGGCTTATTTGCAATGTTTATAATGAAAGTCTCTTTAGGGTTTAATGTTCTGATTGAGGTAGACTTTCCTGTACCTGAATCTGCAATTACTAATACGCTTTGTGCCATTTTATTTAATTAATTTATTGATTACTTTTGTTAAGGTTATTATTGACTGATTGATATCTTCTAATTTATTTACCAATGCGTCTTCTTTATTAACTGGATCTGGTCCGGTTAAATCTTCAAAGGGTATAGGTTTACTTATATTAGTAATGCCACCCTTTCTATTTGTTACATCATTAATAACTTTTAACTCTGTAACAGGAATAAGATGTCTTTGAAAACCTGTACTTGAAGTAATTAATTCATATTCAGTTTTCCAATGAGGGTTATACTTATGTAAGTACAATGTTCTTTTTGGATCTTCTGAATCATAATCTATACTAACAAATTCAGTATATACATTTTCTTCTTTTTCAAGTTCACTTGGAAAAAAGCTAACATGTAATTCATCTTTGCCTTTAGGTCTATAAGCCATCTTAGGAATATATAAAGCATTTATAATACCTTCTTTTTGAAAGTAATCTTCATGCTCTTCTCTTAATGTTGCAACTTTTTTTTTACGTTGCTCTGGTGTTAATCCCATTTTCTGTGTTTTATTTATGTTTTTAGTATTTATCATCTTCTTTCTTGTTGGCCCGGAGTAGGCATTTCTTCTATTTGCATTTGTTCAAACTTTGCTTTAAAGAAACTCATTCTTGCATCTCCATTTCTGGCTTTTAAGAAGTGTAAAACTAAAGTTCTATCATTTTCTATTATATATCTATCGGGTCCATAGAATCTAATCTTTTGTTTAGCAGGTCTGTTAATACCTATTAAAGTATCTGCATGCTGTAACATAGCATCTGATCCAAATATATCTGACTCAAGTATATAATTTCCATATTTACCATCTATTGCTCTGTCAGGATTATCTATATTCCTATTAAGTTGTGACAAAGCAATAAATAAACAAGGATAATCTCTTTTACATTGCGTAAAGAATTCACCTAACTCAAATAACATATCTAATGTGCTATTTTGATATGGTGCTCTCTTAACTAACATAGTATGATCAAGAGTTATCATTGTATTTTTACCTTTATGTGCAGTCATATATTTATCAATTTGCTCACGCATTTGATTAACTGTCATAGGTGTAGATATAATATCAACAGGATACTTCACTCTTTCTTTAGCATACTGATGACATTTATTTAAAGTGTCTGTAGTTAATACACTACCAGCACTACATAGTTCTTTATAAGTTTTACCCGTTATAGAACTAAACTCTCTTATAGCTGAGGTTCTTCCTACCATTTCAAATTGAAATTCTAAAACTCTGAATTCATCATTTGGATTTAGCATGAATGACTCTCTAATTATTTGATCTTTAATTAACGTTTTACCTGAGCCCGGTCTTCCACCAATTACAGTTAGAGTATTCCATTCTAAACCATCAGTGGTTGCGTCATTAAATTTAGGCCATGGAGTATAGATTGATTTCTCTTCTCCTGTTGACCTTCTAAACATATATTTAAGCGCTTCATTAAAAGCAGTATACTGCCCCACCCATGATTCTTTGGTTTTACTCATACTACATTTTCTTTAAAGTGTTCATCTTCTGTAGATATACCTTCAATAGTCATATCACAGTAGTCTGCTAACGTAGAGTGCTTTACTCTATGCTTATCTTGCTTACATATAAAGTATTGACTTGTTTGCATATACATATACTCTTTGTCTCTATACTCATTAACATACATGCTTGTTGCTTTCATCACATCATCCCATGTATGATCATATGTCTCAAAGAACCATCTAAATGCATCACTAAGTGCTTTAACATTATTTCTTGCTGGCTTACCACTTGGTAATTTTTTAGCAGGAAATATTTCTCTATAAGTATTTATATTATCTATAGAGTTTTTACCCATTAATGCTATATCTGTTTTCTTTTTTGCTTTTATAAAGTAATTGTCCATTCTAACTATAAATAGTTTAGCTTTAGGTGTTAGAACAAACTTACTGTCTTTTTTTTTTAAGTACTTTTCATCAATTAAATCAAGTACATCTTCTTTAGTTATGTATGGCAAGGAGACGCCTTGCTTGATCCCAAATAGTATCTGTAACTGGTTCGGGGTCATTTTTGCTTTCAAGATTTTCTGGAATAGTTCCCACATAATTTTTTAGTTCATTAATTATATTATTATATACATCTATTGTAAACTTATCATTGATATCCATACCATTACTAACTCTTTTACATGAATTTATAACTGTAGCATGATTTCTTTCTAAGTATATTCCTATTTTATTTTTATTGTACCCTAAACTATGTGCTATATAACAAAAATTATGTAGGTATATCATATACTCCTTAACTCTTGTTCTATTTAATAGGGAAGTTATGTGTGTAAATTTTGGAATATCACGATAAAGTGTTGCTAAAGTAACTATTTCTAAAGTTGTTAGTGTTATTCTATTATCTTCTTTAGGTGGTACAAATACATGTAGGTTCACACCATAATCAGCATAAAATTTACTCTTGAAGTCACGTATTACTTCTTTTTGTTCAACTAATTGACTTTCAGGCATTTATATTGGTTTTTGGTTATACAAATATAATGATTATTACCATTGTATACAAGCTTTATCTTGTTTAATTAGTTCATCATTAACTTTATTAAATACGTCTTTACAATCCCATTCTCCACCCCTATAAGCGGCAGATGCAGGATGTGCTACTTTAAATATTTTCATATTAGATAATAAGGGTGCCCACTCTTCAGCTTTTCTACCCATTAAAATAAATATCAAATCTTTATTATGTCTATTTAGTGTATCAAATAGATATTCTGTAAATGATTTCCAAATTCCATAGTGTGAACCAATTTTATTAACTTCTACAGTTAATGCTGTATTAATTAATAATACGCCTTGATTAGACCAACGCTTTAGATCACATTCTTCTGGTGTATATATAACTCTACCTGTGTCAGTAAAATTACCTATAGTTTGTTTAAGTATATACTGCAGGGATTTTTCAGCTTTTCCTTTATTGCTACAGCTAAATGCTATACCATCAGCTACACCTAATTGTGGATATGGGTCCTGACCAACTATAACTACTTTTGTTTCTTTATAAGGACACTCTACAAAAGCATTAAATGTATGCTTAAATTTAGGTGTAAATCTTCTACCATTATTTACATTATCAACTAATGTATTCATAATATGGTCAAAGCTTAATCCATTTATATATGGTGATAGTACACGTTTCCATCCGCTATCATTTAATTTTTTATTTAGATTATCTCTTAAATTATTTATATTGATTTCCATTTTTATTATATTATTAGTATATTTACACATTAAAATTATTACTATGGCAGAAGATAAAGAAAGATTACAAACCTATGTTACTTATGATTTAGCATCTATAATTAAAGATATTGAAGTATCTGCTTCTTATATTCCTGCATTACAATCTATGATTACTAGAAAGATTATGGCAAGTGATAAAGTTGATGAAATTGGTACCATCTTTACTAAGTTTGAAAAAATGGTTAAAAACTCACAAGATAAAGTACCTGAAGATGAGGCTAATTTATCTTTTGATCAATGGGAAGCTGATTTATACATTTTATTTTCTTTAGTTCAAATGTTTAAGTATAAAGCTAAAGAACAGAATCTTGAAATTAAACAAGAGACTACTACTACTAAAGCTGAGTTTGAACAATTAGCAAGAGATGCATTTAAAGGTGAAGATATTACACAAAAATTAAAGGACTTAGACTCTACACTAAAAATAGTTAAGTAACTATCTTAATTGCATACCACTAAAATCTCCTATCTCAAGACATGCTTGTATAGCTAGATTTAGTTCTTCTTTATCACATTTACCAAAAGACTTACAAAACTCTACTCCATTTTTATTAAAACATAGGCCAGCTTTACGCTTGACTTGTAGTTTTACTTCTTCAAAAGTATGACCTATTTCATTTGCTATTTCTCTTATCATAGCATGTACTCTGGCTAATTGTGGATTACTACCTTTACCATCTTGTACACCTATAAATAATTCTATACGTGCACCTTCAGGCATTTCTTTTAAAAAATTATTATATTTACTTTCATAAGCTTTTATAGGGAAATGTAACTTTCCTTCTTTGATGGTTGCTTGAACAAATAGTTGATTTCTCATAAAAATTTATTTATTATAGATAAGATAATCAGTAAGCCCAAACATACTAATATAGTTATACCAGCAACTTTTTCTGTTTGTTCTACTTGATACTTACTTCTTCCCTGTCTGTATTTTTTATCTTCTTCTGTCATAACATTTCTTTTATTTGTAATAATAGAGAATATGCAACGTCTAAGTTTCTTTGATTTATACCTGGGTTTACTTCTAGATCTTCTATATAGTCTATAGCGTTGTCTAATTT